TCCACCGTCGTCAACATTGCGGATGTGTATCGCCCAAGGATCACCGCAGAAGAAGGGATGCAGATGCAGGCGGAGCGTTCAGTGCTTCGCGACCGTCTGGATTCTCTGAATCAGCGAATTACCGACCGCAAGATGCAGTTGGATCGAACAGCTCCGTCTCAGACAAAGCAGGTCAAGACGCTTCGCAATCTGATTCGCAGCGAGGAATCGCAGTTCGGCGATCTTACTGCGCGTCTTGCTGCGATCGAGTACCTGTTCCCGCAATTCGAGACGACGGCTACGCCGCAAACTGCTGGTGTCATATCTCGATTCCCGCAGTCTGCTATCTCGGCTGGCATCGAGCCGGTTCAGCAGCCGTTCTTTGGTCAGGCTCCGCAGACCACGCTTGAGCGAATTATGTCCCGGTATGACCGTGGACCCGCTCCGCAGCGCGAGTCATTCAGCGGACAGATTATTGCGCCTCCCACTCGCGATGTGGCTGGCGTCGAGCCTCCGGTCACGGAACTTGCTCGACCCCCTCTCGGGGTTGGCGCTGGCTCGCCCGTAACTCGACCGGCCTCTAATCGGATTGAGGCCGTGGCGCGTAGCGCCACAAACATCATCCCGCAAACTCCAGCCCCGGTTCAGCCGATTGGACGCCTTGAGGGGTTTATCCGTAGCGCGACCCCGCCAGAGCCTTCCATGCGCCGCATGGAACCGGCCATGGAACCGGCCATCGTTGAGCAGACTCCTCCGGCAGCCCCGGAAATTCCGGCCATCCCGGAAGCCCAGCCAGCAGTTGCAACTGAAGCTCAAGTCGCAACCGAGGCTCCCCCGGCAGCAGCACCCGCCGCCCAACCGGCAGCCCGTCAGCGCCGAGGTCGCCGTCCCGGTGCCTTGCCGAACGCACAGGCTCGTGGGCAGCTTTCCCGCATGGTTGAAACCATGCCAGAGGGGGCGGAGCGGGATGCCCTACAGACGGCTATTAACGCCTTGGCGGCGCAAGACCTGCGTACCCTTGAGAGGGGTCGCCGGGAACCCTCCGCCAGAACGACCAGCAGGCAGCAGCAGGCGACTCAGGCCGCACCCCCGGCGCAGCCTAGGGTAGAGGCCGAGGCCGCTCCTACGCCGCCTCCGGCAGAGCCGCTGCGCAGTATCTTGGAGGATACCCCTCCCGCGTTTGGCAGGGCCGTTGGCGAAACTGCAACATTGTTGCGTTCTCCCACCGCGAGTCTGGTCAACTACGGCACGGCAAACCTCGGGAGGGCTGGCCAGAACCTCCTATCCCCCGTCCCTGATGACGGGGGTCGGGCGGAAGTCACCGCCGCCTTTGCTGACCTTGTGGATAACTTCGGGCTTCCCAGAAGCCTTATCGAGGGAATCGAGGTCTACCAGAACACCAGCGAGGCGGACACTCGTGGCATGTTCTTCCGCGACGATAACGCGATGTCTCTGGCTGGGGAGTTTTTCAACCCCGCCAACTTCGAGACGCCGGGGTTCCGAGAGGCTCTTCGGTTCGTTATCGCACATGAACTCGGCCACAATCTCCACAATCGCCTTGGTTACGAGACGCCGAGGGAGACTCGCATCTCCTATCAGACGCTGACCATCAATGATGGCGGCGTAACGGCGGTGTCCGGTGCCGCCCCGCCGATGATTCGCGAGATCTTCGGCTTGCTCGCCAACGAGATGCGTACGGTCATTGTCCCGAACGCGACTCGCATGACGGAAGAGGGCATGGCTCCTGATGATGCAATCGCCAAGGCAACCAGAGAAGCCGGTGTCGCGACTCAGTTTGCGTATCCGTTCTTCTATATCGGTGATCGCCGCTTCAATGGGCCATATGGCAAGGACTGGGCGGCAATACAGTCCGAGATCATTTCTCAGATCTTTGCTATACATACAGTCAACCCGCAGTGGCTTGAGCAAAATGCTCCGCTTGCCTCTGCGTTTATCAATCGGGAGATTGCTCGAAATGAATCTGTTGCAGGAAGACAGGAAGTACCTTCACGAGTACGAGCAGAAGTTCGGACACCCAGTCCCGGCCTCGGTCTTGCGGAGCCGCCTGTTCGGGGCGGGGTTCGCGGCGAAGAAGTGGCTGGACAAGAACGAGCCGAACCCGGAGTGGGCGGCGAGGGCGAAGTACGTCGAGTCCGCGAAGGGCAAAGGAACACAGTTCTAGGCGGCGTCCGAGACGTTGCGCCTACCTTCTATAGTGCGGTTAAGAGTGCTGTAGATGCACTGAAGATGGCGAAGGCTCCGGGGCAACAATGGCTGTCCACCCTTCGCAATATCCCCGGCGTGAAGCCGGAGGAGATCGAGTACTACGACCTGCCCGAATGGCTGTCTTCGCAGACCGGCCCTGTCACCAAAGAGCAGTTACTTGACCAGATCAATCAGCGACAGATCGATGTCGTTGATGCCGTTGGCGGCGACAAGTATTCCTCATATACATTCCCGGGCGGAAGCAACTATCGCGAACTTCTTCTGACCCTGCCCCCGCGCAAGGGGATGACTAACTTCGTGAATGAGATGCACGACTTCAGTGGAGTCGAAAACATCCTCGCTCATGTTCGCGTCAAGGATCGTTCCGACCTCGACGGCAACCGCGTACTTCACATTGAGGAAGTTCAGAGCGATTGGCATCAGGCTGGTCGCGAGCGTGGTTACGGCGAGGAGTCTGGAATCCCTGATGCGCCGTTCAAGACTAGCTGGCCCGACCTCGCGCTGAAGCGCATGGTTCGATTTGCCGCAGAGAACGGTTACGACCGGATTGCTTGGACAACTGGCGCAGACCAGAAGTTCCGTTACGACATTCGTCGCAACTTCAGCGAGGTTCTCTACAAAAAGAACCCCAACGGAACCTTTCATGTCAGGCCGCTAGACAAGTCCGGCGAGATCGTTGGCGAGCAACGGTCTGTGAAGCAGGGCGATCTCTCTAAGTCTATTCCCAAGGTCGTCGCAGAGAGAATGCTGAACGGCGAGGGAACCCAGTCTCAGGGTCGAAATCGTGGATTCACGTCCATGACCGGAGACCTCCTCGACTCTGGCGATGGCTTGATAGAGTTTTACGACAAGCAGCTTGTTAAGCGAGCCGAGAAGTTGTTCTCGAAGCTTGGCGGCAAGGTCAGCATCGGCGAGCTTGAGGTCAAGCCGGAAGGCTCTGACGACTACAATTACTCTTCTCCAAGCAAGAAGTACGCGAGGCAGGCTCTTGCGGACGGAGCCGAGGTGGATGTCTACCTCGATGACGAAGGCTCGTTCAACTTCATCGGAACCGCAAAAGACTCTGATGAGCTTAATAGCCTGACGGCTGAATACGGCGATTACGCCGAATTTGAATTTCAAGTCTCCTTCCCGGAGGCCATGGAAACTAAGCGCGACTTCATCTTCTTGGATATTCCGAACTCCCTGAAAGACGCCGCTGTCTACAAGGGCTTCCCGCTGTTCATGAATCAGCGGAACTCAGCTATTGCGTCTGCTGTTAATAGCGGCGCATTCGGCAGCATCGGTCACGCAGTTGACTCCATGCAGACGATTATCAATTCGTCTCTCGAGCAGGCAAGGCCGACTAGCATCTACAACGGTGCGGATGAAACGCTGCGCGACACGCTTACGCGCAGGTTCGTCAACTCGTTCTACCGGCTTGAGCGTTTCCAGAAGGAGATGGCCAAGAGCATCGGTCTGGAGCGAATCTCCGATGAGATGGATGCGGCAGGGCAGATCGAGCGGTTCAGCGGTCAGGTGACCGAAGATGAGCGTCAGATTCAGCGCAAGTATCTTGAGCCGATGATGAAGTACGTCTTCGACAAGAAGCTCGACTACAACATGGTGAATCTGTTTGCGTATGCGCGTCACGCCCCGGAGCGTAATGCTGACATCGCAAGAAAGAATGCCGCTCGTTACGACGAGCTTCGCCAGAAGCTTCTCGACAAGTACGACGGCGACCTCAGCAGGGCAACCCTTGCCGAAAGCAAGGATCTTGAGCGTTACCTGACTATGAAGGAGCGGTTCGCCGATCGCGGCTCTGGCATGTCCGATAAGGACGCCGCCGAAATCATGAATCGCTTCCGCGACGAGGGCAAGTACGACCAGTACAACGCTGCGATGAGCTATGTTGATGACCTCGTCAAGTCAACGCAGCAGAAGATGGTTGCCGCTGGCCTCATCGAGGAGGAGGTCGTCGGCACTTGGAATGACAAGTTCTCGTCATACGTCCCGCTCAGTGGTTGGGCTATCGACGAATTCGATTCGCCGCAGAACAGCCCGATGCGCGTTGGTCGCGGTTTCTCGATTGGCGGAAAGGAATCCCTTGCCGCACTCGGACGCCAGACCATGGCGTTCCCGCCTGTCACCAATGCAATCAAGCAGGCTTACGAAAAGACCATCCGCGCAAGGAAGGTCGAGGTTGGTCGTCGGTTCCTGAATCTTGTTCGCACCTTCAAGGACGACACGCTTTGGGAAATCATCGACAAGGACAACCCGATCTTCAACCGTTATATGGATGCCAAGAAGGACGCGGTGCTGCTACGTCGGCAGACCACTCGCGGCCCGGGCGAGGACTTCTTTGAGGTCAAGGAGAACGGCCAGACCGTCCTCATCGACATCAAGGACGACAAGCTTCGTCGCGCAATGCTCAACCTTGGCGCTGCCGACATGGGCGATGTCGTAAACGGCATTCAGAATACGTTTGGCCGCGTGACTTCGTTCCTCTCGGGAATGACCACCCGCTGGAATCCGGCATGGTCTGTGATCAACGTGCCTCGCGACTTCATGGCTGGCATGATCAACCTTGTTGCCGAGGCAGATCTGCAAGACGGACTCATCAAGGGGGCTGGCAAAGTCAACGGAAAGACCGTTACTCAGGCGGCCATCTCTGATTACGTCAGCCTCAAGTACCACAAGGCACTCAGCCGATACCTTGAGAACAAGGCTGGCAATACCGCCGAGGACAACTTCGTCAAGGAGTTCTTCGAGGACGGTGGCGCTACAGGCTACGTTCGCAACTTGGATGCCCGAGAGCTGCACCGCGATCTTCAGTCGAGCATTGACCTGCTCGGCGAGTCCGCCGGGATTGAAGGGGTTGCTGCAACGACTCGCATCAAGCGCGGCCTCAATGGCGTCAAGAATGCAATCGAGCATTTCAACGACATGACCGAAAACGCAGTTCGCGTTGTCGCCTACGTCAATGCTCGCAAGGCTGGCGTGACTAGAGATAGGTCGGCTCTTCTCGCCAAGAACGTGACGGTGAACTTCAACCGTCGTGGCGAAGCTGGGCCGCTAATGAACTCGCTGTACATGTTCTGGCAGGCGAGCATCAACGGCAACCTTCAGTTCTTCCGCACGATGTCATCGGCTGAGGCGCGTAAGGTTATGTACTACGCCGCTGGCGCAGCAGCCGCTGTAACCATGTTCAGCATCGCTTCTAGCGACGAGGAAGAGAACGGCAAGACGGAGTGGGAAAACCTTCCTGACTACGTCAAGGAGACTGGCCTTCCCATAAAGATCCCGGGAATGCCGATGCTCGTTATCCCGCTGCCTTATGGCTACAGCATCCTGACGTATGCCGCCATCAAGGCGACTGAGACGCTTTCTGGAATCGAAAGCGCAGGCGGGTTTGCGTCGAAGGTGCTTGGCAAAATCGTGAACGACGTGATGCCGCTTCGCCTTCCGGGCGGGGACAAGGCTGGGCTTGATCTTGAGGCGACGGGAGTCGTTAAGGCTATCACCCCAACAGCGGTTCGCCCCTTGGTTGACTTGGCCATCAACACGGACTTTGCCGGGAATCCTATCTACAAGGAGAACCCGGAGTTCGCGAAGGTCAAGATGCCGGACTCCGCGCTGCATCGTCGTGGCACTACGGACGCAGCGATTGCGTTCACAAACCTGATGAACAAGGCGACTGGCGGTACCTCGTATCAGCCGGGGCTGATTGATATCAATCCCGACTCAGTCGAGTACCTGATTGGTGAAGTATTCGGCGGCGCAGGCCGCACCCTGATGCAAGCCTATGGCGTTGCGGAGAAGACCGCCACCGGGAAGGATATCGAGATTCGTCAGATTCCAATCCTGAACAAGGTCGTGAAGACAACTACTTGGACGATGAATCCCGGAGACTTCTACGACCGCATCGACTCGGTCTATCGCACTGAGGCGGAGGCCAAGACGCTGCGCGGCTCTGAGCGTGGTGACTTCTTAGATGAGAATAAGGTCGATTACCGCGCATTGCCGCTGGCGAAGTCGGCGCAGTCCCGGCTACGCAAGCTGTATGAGCAAAGAAAGAATATACAAAATTCAACACTCAGCGAGTCCGATAAGGAAGAGCGTATCGAGAGGGTAGAGCTTGAGATACAGAAGGTGTACGACACCTTCAACTCAGGCTATCAGAGAATTTTGGACAGAGAGGGCTAGTCGAACTCGCCGTCCAGAAGATGCAGCTTGAACACCTCGATAAGGAAAAGGATTTTCGCCTTATCGGTGGTGTTCGCGCTGCACGTTATCTGAGCATCTGTGTCCATCGACAGGATTAGGAGTTCTCTCTTCCCCTCGTAACCCTTGTGAGCGTCTAGGATTTCGTCATCTGACGGATAGATCGATACGACCTTGCTGCCCTTTGCCATCGAAGAACACCTCATCCACAATGCTGGCCTTGACTCTAAGGTGGTCTATGTCTGGCTGGACATATTGAGCCGCCATACTCGGCGTTGCCCAGCCGCCTAACGTCATCAGCGTCTTCAAGTCTGACCGCTTACCGACCTCGGTAGCCCACCCTCTCCTAGCAGAGTGTACGCCATAGCCGTCGAGTCCCGCAGCCTTAACGGCGCGTCTCCAAGTGTCAGAATACATGCGCTTATACGGCTCACCCCGTTCATTCACAAAGACAAACTCTGGGTGCGGGGTCGTGTTGCGGACGAAAAGGAGTATCCGCATGGCGGACGCGGAAAGCGGGATGGTCAGTTCCTTCCTAGCCTTCATGCTCGACGCCTCGATGCGAATGCACCGGGAGTCGAAGTCCACGTTTGCCCACTTGAGTCGGCAGATGTTTATGCCGCGCAAGCCGGTCGCTATCGCAAACTCGATAGCCCTACCCAGAGATGGCGGCAACTCTTCAATAAGCTGCTTGGCTTGGTCTGGCCGCAGTACTGGCCGACTCGGAGCTTCCTCCGGCAGCGGGTCAACCTTTGGTATGCGGTCAATCCATTCCCTCTCTAGGGCAAATGAGAAGACTTGCATCAGTTTCTTGGTCGCGTCGTTGACCGACGACGACTTCATGGTCGAGCGAGACTTGACGATATCCCTCGCCCGGGTGACCTGTGCCTTTCCGATAGACCTGATTGGGTGTCCGGAAAAGAACTTCCCGTAAACCTCGATGGCCCACTTGATTTTGTATCTGGACTTCTCCGCTATCGGGGCGGAGTTCTTGTATTGCCAGAAGGCTTCGACTGCCTGATCCCAAGTTAGGTCTTGGTTACCAAAGACTGAATGTTCCATTTTAGGTCTCCATTGAATTCCAACAACGCTTCGGGTCTGACCAGCTCGCCCTGCGAGGCTGCGTAAGACTTCTTCGGCCCAACATTCTTTAGCCTATCAGGCTTCAGTAGCTCGACCGCCGACATCCATCCTGCAATTCTATACTCCGGCATCTGGCCGATGACAAGAACGAAGATGTCCACTTCCATCTTTTTCCACGGAACGGCCAGAAGCATACCGTTCTCTCGCCACGTAGACTTCACATCTACGGTGTGGCCGGAGGGCAGTATGCAGTCCACCGCCTTCCTCTCCCCGACATCTAGGTCAGGGTAAATATTCATCGCCTTGCAGAAGGCTATCTCTGCGGCAGCGCCTTCTCTGTCTATCTTGTCGTCAGCGATGTCGCTGACCTTCATGTTGCGCAGACCGTCCTGCCTCGAACGCTGATGCCTAGCCTTGCCTATGTAGGTAGCTAGTTTCTGCTCCGCAAGATTTAACTGCACAAACATTACGCAAGAACGTCATCTATTCTGGCAAGCAAAGATCTAGCCTGTGGGCTTCTATTGGCCCCTATGAGGGGTCTAGCGGCAAGCAATAG